CATGTGGCTGTTTAGCCGTTGCCTCATACTTACCCAAAGCATTTGTAGTGTAGGCCAAGTAAGTCTCTTCATCTGCTAAGTATCTAAATTCAATTTTGCTTTGCAAAACACTTTCCAAAATTGTCAGCATTACTTGAACCAACTCGCAGCATAATCTGTTGTGAAACAATACTGACCAGTAGCATTATCGAAAGAGATACTGTAGTCATACCTTTTTTGCTTCAAAAATTGTGTTGCCAAAATTATTGCAGCATAACTTTCAGCCCAATAAATAAATTTATGAGACCAACAAATTGTGTCTTCAAACCTATTTAATTGTTTTGCCCAGCCATCATTAGATGACCATTCCATTTGACACTCAGTAAGAGCTTCAAATTGATCTGATGTAATTTTCATTTGTAACCTATCCCTTCAAATAGATTTACAAAAGCAATTAAACCACACCTCAATTACATTTGCAACTATCCAAAGGCTTTACCCATGGCTGTAAAACTGCCATCAGTGTTAAATCTGACCATCTCAAAAGAGACATTGCCACGCTTAACCATCATTATCACCACGCCTGCCTGCCAGTTGGCATATTGGCCATATTTAGCCAAATAAGACACTTTTCTCATATCGCAGGTATGTCCTACCTCGACCCCTACCAAAACCCTCTCTAAACGCCCTTTAAAGGCCTCTGATTGGCATTGATAACCCATTCTGTGAGTATGGCCAATAATGCAACTTTTGCCCCATCTTTTTGCAAGATTCAAGGCGGTTGTACCACCAACACGCGAGAGCGTGCCTTCATCCCCATGGGCTAAGACAAAATCTGTGCCTGGTATCTCAAAAGGCTTGCGAGCGTAGTAAATACCCAGGTCATCAAAGTTTAAAAATTTATCGTACTGTAGCTCTGGCAACTCCATCAGCCCTGGTATTACCATCAATGATTTATACAACCGATCACCATGATTTGATCGAGAGACCACATCTGTTTTGAGGTCAAACAAAATATCCTGACACAGTTGCCTATCTGCATCCAAAGTTTGTTTAAATGACTCAGCTTTGCCTTGGCTGAATTTGGACAAAGTATTTAGGTCTAACTCATCACCAACATTAAGCACTAAGTCAAATTTAAAGACCTTAACCAATTTTTTTAGATTGCGGATTGCCGCATCAAATTGGAAAGGGATCTGCAAGTCACTGCAGATTAAGTATCTGGCATTGGCTGTTTTGTCGCGTTTAATCGTCATCCTCATCATAATCATCTAGGGGATTTTTTAGAGGATCATCAGGGCTAACTATCCAATCTGGGTAACTTGATTTGTCCATAGCAAAAGCGAGTGCAATCTCGGTGGACATACCAGCATTTAGGCAAGCTGCATAAACCTCACTGGCTGAAATAGCCCAGTAATCGAGTTTGGTCAAAACAGGTTTATTGATTGTCCTGCGCCGTTTAAACTGTTTTTTCTTTGGGGATTTTTTTGTACTCATGGGTCAATTTTAAATCAGATTACCCCTGCGATTGCTCGGTGGACACCCTCTTCGATTGTTATTTTTGGTGTGTAATAATCACTCATCATGGCAGGGTTGCCCACCCGATAGGCCACGCCAGCTGGCTTATCCGTCAAGATATTAAATCTAGGCATCTTGTCAATTCCGATTGTGCGCATGGCAATCTGAGCAAGTTGTAAAAATGTCAATGGTCGGCCAGTGCATAAATTTAGAGTTTGATTACAATCATTTTTAACCATTGTAATGACAGCGGCTACAACATCATCAATGTGTATAAAATCCCTGGTCGTCGTAGCTCTGCCCCAAATGTCAAAAGGATTACAATTTAAGATCGCCCTTTGGATAATGCTTGGAAAGGGATAATCTAAATCTTGGTCTGTACCATATCCGCTAAATGGCCTTAAGACTAAAACCTTTGTGCCTGCATCCCTTAGATACTGCATCAAAGTCTCACCTGTTAATTTTGTCCAGCCATAGGTCATATCAGGTGCGCCAATCTTTTTGAAATCTAAATCTTTTTCTTTTAATTTGTGTTTTTTTGCAAGGGTTTGCAGCTCGATTGGATATGCAGCGGATGAACTAAAATAGACAACATAGGGCTGTCTGGTTAGCAAACACCAATTCGCAAACTCAGCATCAATCGCAAGATCAACTGCAAGACTAAGTGGATTGCCTTCGATCTGCATTCGACCACCGACAATGGCTGCTAAATGTATGACCAAATCATATTGTTTGGTCTCTAGCTTAAAAAAGGTACGACAATCTGTGCCGTTTTTTAAATCTACCAGAGTCAATGAAACATTTGGTAAAGCTCTACGGAAAGCCCTACCGACAAAGCCATGTGAGCCAGTGATTAAAATATTCATCTGAATTTATGGATGAGTTCGGCATATTGTGTACCTCTTAAAAATTTTTGTAATGTTAGTAAATCCTCTTCATACCACTTGGGTTGATTGACCCTGGCGTAGCCCTCATCAACCTCAGCTTTGCCTGCAACTGGGTGCAAGTGTTCAATTATGACATCTGGACAATATTTAAGATTTTTTAGATCAATACCTAGTTGTTTGACAAAGTTGTCAAAGAATAGATGTTTGCATCCAGGAAAGGTCATACCCTGTAACTCGACCACGAGCTCCCGACTCATGGCATAAGCTGTAGGTAGATTCTCACCTTGCAAAAGATCATCACCATAGGCAATGCCTTGGTCAAGACCTATGGCTTCGACTAACCTTTGATCCCAGTTTTTTGTTTTGGGTAAGTGATCATCACCCATAAAAATAAAATAATCAAATGCAGGGTAATTACAAAAATCCAAAAGTTGAACTGCGGCATCATTTAAAGATTTAGCACAGCCACCTGTTTTGTTTTCCAAACTAATACAGCGATAATTGAGCACCTCTTCATGTCTGGTGTAATCAGTCCAGAGTGGGTCATCATTATCAACAACAAAGTACAGTTGAGAAAATGCTGCAGTTTCATTGAAGGCATTGGCTAATCTATGAGCGTTTGATGGCCTACCCCGAGTGGGTACGATTGCACAGCTTTGCATGGTCAAAGCCTAAACCTGATCTATTTACTAATTAAGATCTCATAAAGAGTGTCTAATTTATTTTCAATCCGCCTGACTCTGCCCTCTAAATTATGACCACCATTTTTGTCATCTTTTAGCTCTGAAAGATAGTGTTTTACCAGCCACCGAACAGAGGCGATTAAAGATCCAATGATGGTCAAAAGTGAGACCAATAAAGCTGCCCAATCATTCATCTGCATTAGCTATTGATTCCAAAAGATTTATCTGCAGGGTCAAAATATCGTGTCAAAGGTGCAACTAACGCACCAGCTAAAATGCTCAATTCTGGTCTAATATCTGCGACCAGAGCAAGTACAGTAGTCAATGATGCAGCTGCAACGCTGCGCAAGTAAGATTTTAAAATCTCTCTTTGTTTTTTACTTATCTTCATTTTAATCCTAACTCTTTTATTTTGGCACGCACCTGTTCGGGATTTAAAGCGATTTCAAAGTGCATATCATCTTTGCGTGTTTTGAAATTACCACCCCAAATTAGTCCGTATTTAATTATGAGCAGCTTTATTATATTACGCTGATCTTTGGTAAAGGTATTTGACTTGCCTAATGGATGTTTAATTGCATTTAAATCAATCGCTGTGCCAGATGCATGATTACTCAAAATTTTGTCTGAGCCTCTGGTTTGTCGGAAGGCATAACCCCAGTCGTCTAATTGACCGCAATCAATCGGCTCAACTAAATTATTAAACTCTTTGGCAAAATTGACAAGTAAGGGTGCGACAGATTTGGCACATGCAAACTTGATCTTTGTACCAGGCACTGTAAAACTTTCAATACCTATCTCTTTACGATCTTTACTTGCAGGCCAACCATTTGGGCTGGTCAATTCAATTATTTTTGCCACAATCTTGGGGAATTGTTCTAGGACAGAAGTAAGTTTGCCTCGTCTTGGGTAATTCCTAAGCGTTCTAGTAGCGCAGCCTTTTGTGCTGCCTTTGCTTCCGCTTCGGCTTGTCGTGCTTCAACATTTTCTTGGTTTAATTGATATTGTGCATATTCTGCATCTGTCATTTCTCTATCAATAACTTCATTTGTTTCTATATTATGTATTCTGATTATTGGTTTACTCATTATGACACCCCATATAATAAAGCAGTTCCAGTGCTTAAACTTCCGCCATCATTTGAAATAACTAATGAAGTCAAGGCACTTGTAAATCTAATAATTCCTGATTGATGTATTGCAACCCTAGCATTAGAACCATTGTAATAACCACCAGTTAAAAGGTAAGGTTTGCGGGTTGTAGTGCTTGCATAATTGTAAATTTTTAAAACCCAAGCATTTTCGTTGTTAGTTCTATTTGGACTATTTGTACCGCCACCACCACTAAATCTTATCACATCATCTTGATCAATACTTAAAGTTGTTGTTCCTTTATTAGATACGAAATCTGTTGCGTGAGGTTCATTATTTGGGTTACATCTAAAAGAACCATTAGAACTAGCGTTTGTTACATTAAATATTTGTAATTCTAAAGTTTTATATGATCCACTAATACCTGAAATAGTAACCGACGCACCACTTAAAGTTGTAGTAGATAATAATGTCATACCACCGCCAGAAGCAGCAGTTGCCCACTTGAGTCCAAGATTTTCTGTGCTATCTGCAGTTAAAATAGTTCCGTTTGCGCCGATTGGGATGCGTTGATCTGATGTGCTAAATCCATACAGATCACCCTTTGTGGTTAATGGTGATGTAGCACCCACTTGAATGAAATCATAAAAAACCGCTGAGCTTGCAGATACAAACTTTAAAATACCAGCATCATATTGCGGCAAAATTAAACTGCCAGCGGTATTTACTGTGGCAGTACCCGCTGTGATTGTACAGTCACCCGAACCAAGGTTTTGAATTAAGACTGTATCGCCATCACTAAAAATTCCTGTATTGACAGTGATTGTGGTAGCACTGGTAGATGTCATGGAGATTGCAGTACCAGCATCACTGGAAACCAAAGTATATGAGGCGGTCTTATTAGAGGCCGCACCTCCATTCATTGCAGTTTGTTGCAGTGATGTGAGCTGAGCTGCGGTTAGTACCTGTCCAGTAGTGAAGATTTGTTTAGCCATTTATCTCCTAGGTATAAGCCAAGCTGTCTTGATCCAAAATTCCATCTACGGCTGAGTCTAGCAAAAATCCAGAGGCAAAGGGTTGCGCACAGGTAAAAGTCACTAAAAAACTGTTTGGTGTTATCTCATATTGGACACCTGCAATTACGCTTTGTGTTACTACATTTTCTGCAGGCAAAGTTTGAGTGACCTCTATTGGGTCAAATATATCTAGCTCTAAAGCTGCAGTTACTCTATCTGGGTCAACTGAGGAATAAGCATCTACAGTCAAAGCGTTCAATTGTAGATCTACCCCTTGCTCTTTGCGTGAGGCTACAATCATTAAGGCTTGATTTAAAGCATCTGCCTCTGTAGTCATAATGCCTGATCTAATTCTGCTATGTTGAAAGTAGTCACCAATGCTGTCAATATCTGATGCAACCTGAGTTGTCAACCCAGTAGGACTAACCTCAGCTTTATTTATGAGCTGATAATCTGATATATCGAACTGAGCTGCCTGATAAGTAATGTCACCTGATCCGACTTGATCTGAAAATTTAGTCAATGTGCCACCTGATGCAGTGATGATGTCATTGCGCGATAGGAATTTAACAAAGCCTCTCTCATCAATGTATAAAGCCCCAAGGTCTGTCTGCTCTACTACCTGCAGCGCACCAAGTAAAGATCTTGATGCCCCTGTATCTGCCTGAACTAATGTGGTTGTAGTAGTTGAAATGTCTCTCATACCGATTGGCCACTCTCCAGCATCCAATAAGCTTGTAACCCTCTGTGCAGTTGTCTGATTAGCTGTGCCACCAGAGACAGTGCTTATAGTAGTTAGGTTTAATAACTGAAAACCATCTACACAATTTAAGGTTACATAGGCTGGGTCAAAACCTGTAGGGCTTTTGTAATCCCATTGTTGCACATAAAAAGATCCTAGATTGTAGTTGACATTAGAAAAAGTGGCTGTAAATCTGATCTTTCTCATGGGTTTGATTTTGCCGTATAAGTCTGATGATGTGTTTGCAGGATTAAATTCACCTGTTTGATCTACAAAGACAACCTTGGCACTACCACCAGTAAATGAGTCAGATGATCTATTAAATGCACGCCTAATAAATACTTGAGTTACAAATGGAGTTATATCTACAACATCTGCAGCTACAGTACCTAAGACTGCAATATCTAAAGGTGTAGCAGGATCATCAAGTACAAGGGCTGGGTCAAAACTTGCACCCTGGGAAAAATCCACCTCTACCTTTAAAACTGCAGCTGACATTATCTGCCTAAGTTTGTGAGCTGAGTAACCGCCCCAGTTCGGTTTAAGTTATACAAAACATCTTGGATTACAGATTGCAATTGACCCTCAGATATAACAGAGCCTTGCACATTTACTACGACCTTTGTACCCATGCTCCCTATGCGATCTAATGGAATTACCGCTTCACTACCAGCCTCGCCCAACATGCCAAGAGTTGGTTTGGTGACAATGCCACCATCTGCAAACAAAGGGATACCTCTGCGAGCTGCACCAGATTCTTTATATCTTTCAGCGGTAATCTCAGCTGCGCTCATGCCCGCGTAACCTTTTGTGCCCACTAATTGTTGGCCTAATTCAATAAAATATCCAGGCTCAAACATTCCCCCACCCCCACCCATAGTTGGTTGCGGAAATTTTTTCTTTGCTAATTCATCAAGTAATGCCAGCATAGATCTTAAAGCGGCATTGGCCTCAAATAATTGTCGCAAGTACAGTAAGACTGCAGTGGTTGAGATGCCCCATTTTTTAGCTAATTCATCAATTTCAGCTGTAGTGATTTTGCCATCTTCAATAACCTTTAAGACATCTGCATATCTTTGTGCTTCATCTACTGCAGCCTTTGTACCATCTGCAAGTTGTTGCAAAAGTTTTACTCGAAGTGCATCTTCGGCAGATAACTTGCGAGTAAGAGCAGCCTGTAGATTTATCCGATCAATATCAAACATTGCTTCAAGCTGCGCCTTCTTTTTATCTAAGGCTTCCTGGGCGCGTTTTTCAGCATTTATCTTTTTATTTTTTGCTAAAATATCGGCCTGAATTTTTGCTAATATGGCTGCAGAATTTTTTTGTTTATTAGTAACTTTATTTTGTTGTTCCAATGCACTCAAAACATTACCTGATAAACCAAATAACCCTTTTTCTTTTAAGATTCTTTCCTGTCTTACTTTATTACCCTCTTTGGCAAGATCATTGAATCCAGTTGTAACAGCATCAAAAAAACCTTTTTGATTAGAGACTTTACCAAAACCAACCATAAAGTCTGCAAAATCTTTAGCTTTTGTTACAAGAGATTTACCAAATTTATCAAGATCACCCTTTGTGCCTGCAATAAATGAGGACATCTGCAGGAATCCAGTTCCTACCTCTTCAGTTGCCTCACCTGCATCAATTCTAAATCCGCGAATCTGGCCTGCCAATGTTTTTGTTGATTCCTCGGCATCACCTTGAAATCTCTCCAAAGCCTGCATGACTTCAACAAAACCCATTGCTTTGGCCTCGGCAGCCGATAATCCAACCGAGAGTTTGCCCAGGCTGGCAAAATTACCTACCGCCGCTTTTGTGATCGCATTTAGCACCAAATCAAATTCTTGACCTGTTCCCGCCGATATATCTAATGCTCTGGTCAAAAGTAATTGAGCAGAATCTAGGTTGCCAGTTTGGGCGATCAATTTTTGTAAAGCTGGTGTGAGTTGATCTTCGCTGATATTTGTTAAATCCTGCAAGTTTTCGATAAACTCTTTTGTTTGTAATAAAAGCCCAGTTTTACCAATGGATGACAAAGTTAATTGTAAAGATTTATCTAAGCGTTCTTGAGCTAAGGCCGCATCTATAGATTTTTTAGCAAATATTGTTAAGCCAGTTCCAGCCGCGATTGCACTCACCTTGGCGAATCTTGCCAAACTAAATCTGGCAGTTGCAACAAACTTGTCAAAACCCTTTAAATCTTTGGTTGCCCTTTGGAGTCCTTTTTTATCAAACTTTGTAAGGAAGTTAATAATTACATTTTGACTAAGTGGCATATCTACCCTTTAAAATTTTCGCCTAAATATTTTTTAAGCACACCATAAAGATTAGCATGTACCTGATCTTTTAATTCGTGCGCGGCTTTGTAAATGAGC